TCGGGCTCCGGCATCAGGTCGATCTCGACCCCGTCAATTCCGACCGTCACCCCTTCAGGGTTCTCGATTTCAATTTCGATGACGGGTTCCGCGTCGGGTCCTGTGTCGGGACCCAGCACGGGGGTGGGCCCGAGCCCCAACGGCGCGGGGGAAAGAGTCCGGTCGAAATTCGTTGCCATGAGTGCTTCCTAGCGCCGCGTGACGCGGTTGGTCTGCGGATGATACTTCAGCGGACCGGTGCGGCCTGCTTTCTTGGCACGGTCCAGGGCCCGCTCTTCCGCCGTCATGGCGTCACGGGCGCGACCCGCTTCGGTAAGGTTTCCCTTCTCATCCACGTGCCCACGGGACTTGAGAATGTCCAGCGCGGCTTGGCGAACGTCGCCGCCCATACCTGAGTTCTTCAACTGCCATGCAAGACGGTCGATGAGTTGGTTGGAACCGGAGAATTGTGTCATGGTGGGGTTAGTAATACGCCGCACGGCGGGGGGCATTGAGGTACTCAGGATCGCGGAAATCGGTTGGTAGGCCTATGAGGCCACCTTGTCGGAATCGTGCCAAGGCCATTGATACGCAGTCAACCATGTCGTCATGGGACCCGTAGGGGAATGCTACGCACTGCTCAATGGCCTCCTCAGCCCACCGCCGCCCTTCCGGGTACCAGACCATTCCGCTACGAATTATGTCCGCGACGGCACTGAGGCGGGCGACCTTGTCGCCGGTGCCACGATGTGGCGTGAACTCTTGCACCGGTATACCGAGGCGGCGTAGCTCCTGATACAGCGGCGTGCCGCTGGACTTCTTTTCGACGATGAACGCTTCCGGCTCCCACTCCCGGTACTCGCGGATTGCAAGATCCTTCAATTCCGGGAACTCGACGCGGACGTTAATTACATTCAGGAGGATGATGTGCGGTTCGCCGTTGGTGAAGTTGTCGTCCGAAAAAACGCCGAAGGTTAGTAAGGCGGTATAGTCAGAACGATTGGTTTTTTCAGCCGCTGCGTCCAGCGTCATGATAACAAAGTCGCACTTCGGCGGATCGTCCTTCGTCCACGGCCTCCACCAATCGCGCTGTATTATGGCACCCTGCTCCCCCGTAGGGTTCTGCATGTACTGGGCGTTCCACTGGAACACCGGCATGGACGCTTTGGTGCGTTCGAGCGCGTCGAGGTCAAATTTCTCAGGCCAGAGGGCTTTTTCGACGGGTTCTGTATCTTCGCCATCAGGCCCAGGCGGGCCCGGTAACGTCAAAACGGCCGGAAATTCGAACACCTCGTACTGATCCGCCTTCGGGTTGTTGGCACCGTCGGTGATTAGCTTGCCGATGAGGTCTGATTGATGCCAGCGGGTGTGGACGATGGCTACGCGGCCCTCTGACATGAGGCGAGTTCGTGCGCCGAAAGCGAACCACTGGTATGCCTTCTCAAATTCTTCAAAATTGCCGTTCAATATGTCCTGTTCGGAGTGCGGATCATCGACAAGCAGGAGGTCAGCACCTCGTCCGGCAAGGGCTGCGCCGACGCCGCAGGCGTAATAGGACCCGCCTCTGTTTGTATCCCACCGCCCGGCGGATTTACTGTCCTGGGCGAGGCTGATCCCGGGAAAAACGGACGAATAGCGGGGGTCCGCGATGATATTTCGCACTTTTCGACCAAAATCAACGGCTAAATCGCCCGTGTGGGACACCATCAGCACCTTCTTGTCCGGGAATTTGCCCAAAAACCACGCTGGAAACAGCGTGCTGATCAGGTGCGATTTGCCGTGTCGAGGGGGTATGGAGACTGCAATCCGATCTTTTAGTCCGTAGGCGATCTGCGTCAGCAGTTCCGCGAGCTTTTTGTGGTGTGTAGCGACGATATACGTCGGGTCCATGTGTTGGCAGAAGGCCAACAGGTCATCCTGGCACTTTTTTGCGTGTTTCCGGCGCTCCAGTTCATCCAGCACCCTGAGCACTTGCTCCTGTTCGGAGGTCGTGAGGTTCGGCAAGGCCTGGATAAGGGCCTGAAGTTCGGCAGCGGTGAGGGTGAGCACCGGTCAGTCCCGGCCAGTCC